GACGCGCTGGCAGACAACTTTGTATCTCAACTCGAAAAGTCGGTCATCAGCAGAGAAATCGGCCATGTCCGTAAAAGCCTGGACGTAATGGAAGCGTCAGTGCAGGCAGCTTGAATTCAAGGCACAAAAAAGCCGGTGGCTAGACCGGCTTCTTAACAACAACGTGAGGTCGATTATGCACATCACAACCGAGTCGGGCAATCCCAATATGGGCCCGCCACGTTTTCCGGTTTCACGAAACGTGGCGCGCCAAGAAACGATGTCTTCGGTCGAAATTGCGAAGCTCACCGGTAGTTCGCATGACAACGTGCTGAAGACCGTGCGCGGGTTGGTTTCAAAGGGTGTCGTTTCTGGGAACGAGACCCCCTATATACATCCTCAGAACGGTCAGACGTATTCGCAATTCCTGCTTTCGTACCGCGACACTATGGTCGTCATCTCGGGCTACAGCGTCGAGCTGAGAGCAAAGATCATCGATCGATGGCAAGAACTTGAAGCGGAGGCGGGTACCGCCCCGGCACTTCCCTCCAACATGGCAGAGGCGCTTCGCCTAGCAGCCGATCAGATCGAGCGCAACCAAAAGCTCCAACTCGTTATCGACCAACAAACGCCCAAGGTAGAAGCGCTTGCCCGGCTCGCGAAAACGACTGGTTCAATCTGCATCACTGATGCGGCCAAACACATCGGCCTGCGGCCCCAGATGCTGTTCACCTGGATGAGTGAGAACCGGTGGATCTTCCGCCGCAGTACTCATGCCCATTGGTCAGCATTCCAGCCACGGCTTTCCCAAGGCCTGCTCGAGTACAAGCTGGTGAAAATCAAAAAGGATAAGCCAGCGGACGAGAGCGAACAGCTCAAGGTTGTTGAGCAAGTCCTGGTTACCCGTTTGGGCCTTGTCGCACTTGCTGAGCAGATCAAAGGGGGTTCGGCGTGAGCACCGTCATCATGAGCCTTTGCTGGCCATTACAAGGCATGAGCGCTACCCAGAAGGCCGTTCTAATTTCCTTGGCTGATAATGCAAACGACGATGGCGTTTGCTGGCCGTCTGTAGCAAAGATTGCTGTCCGGACTTGCCTTTCGGCACGAGCTGTTCAAGGCGGCATCCGGTGGTTGTGTTCGACCGGTATTTTGGCGGTCAGCGAGCGTATGGGTCGGTCGACTGTCTATACGATAACCCCCGCAGCATATGCACCCCCGCAGGAAATGCACCCCGCAGATGATGCAGACCTACCCCCGCAGGAAATGCACCCGGCCCCCGCAGCTGATGCGCAGCCCCCCCGCATCAGCTGCACCCAGAACCGTAATGGAACCGCCACTGATCCCAAAGTAGAACCGCAATCTCTTTCGCCAGCCCGTTCCGGTCAGGCCGCTGGAAAGCTTGTGGAACTCGATCAGGCAAACCGCGCCAAGCAAAAATCGGATGACGAACGCCAGGAGGCTTGCCGCGCAATCTGGACTGCGTACGCCACGGCGTATTTCGGAAGGTATAACACCGAGCCAGTCCGGAACGCCCGGGTAAACACCCAAATCAACGACCTGCTCAAGCGACTCGGTGCGGCAGAGGCCCCGGCCGTTGCGGAGTATTACGTTTCGATCAACGACGCTCACCTCATTCGCAGCTGCCACGACGTTGGGTCGCTTTTGTTCAAGGCTGAGGCATACCGCACGCAGTGGGCGACCAATGTGCAAATCAACAGCACCTCAGCCAGGCAGATGGAAAACACCCAGGCGAATGCGTCGACGGCGGAGCAGGCAAAGGCGCTGCTGCGTATGCGGAGTCAGGGCAATGCTTGATCAAAACGACATCGAGCAGGTTATCGACTACCTCTGCGGCACGGCCGAAGCCATGGGCGTCACCCTTAGCCCCAACACCGCGTTGATCATGGCTGCGGACCTGAGTATCTATCCGCTGCAGGTGATCGAGGCAGCGCTCCAGGCGTGCCGGAAGGAAGTGCGCGGCCGCCTGACCATGGCTGACATTCTGCAGCGTGTACTCGCCGCCGATGGCCGTCCAGGGAAAGACGAGGCGTGGTCAATCGCGCTGGCATCGAGCGACGAATACGACACCACGGTGATGACTGATGAGATCCAGCTTGCGTTGAGCGCTGCGCGCCCGGTGTTGAGTCGTGGTGACAAGGTTGGCGCCCGCATGGCGTTTATCAGCGCATACGACCGCCTCGTGCAAGTCTCTCGGTCCGAAGCTCGACCAGTCAATTGGCACGTTTCCATAGGGTTCGATGCGAATCGCCGCATTGAGGCTATCACCGGCGCAGTGCAGATGCAGCGCATCAGCCAGGACCACGGACAGAAGTACTTGGCCGATCTCAATGTCGTGCCAATCGCCCAGGACGGCCTCGCCATCGTGGGGTTGCTCACCGGCAAAGTTGCTGCGCCGTCACCCAGCATTCGGCAAAACCTAAAAGCCATCAGTGATGGACTGAAAGTTAAAGCGCGGCAGAAAGAGTCCGTGCGAGCCCATCAGGCTCGACTGGTCCGAAAGGATCTGAATGACCGGATCAACCGGCAAATGACCAAGGTTGCACAGCACCAGCAGGAGCTATCCGGTGAGTAATCCATACCTGGCCAAGCCCGATCCGACCGCATATCGGTACGCCGTGCATTGCTGCTCTTACAAACTCGATCTGAGTGACAAGCCTGACCGGGCTGTCGCGCTTTTTGAGCATGAGCCTTTGGCAAACACCTTCGGCCGACTGATGTGGCCCAACTATTTCGAAGTCGTTGATCTTCGCGCAGGGGAAGCTTCATGAAAGGCCGTAACGTCACCGCAGTACAGAAACGCTGGCACGATCGGTTGGTCCGCACCATTGGTTGCGTCGCTTGCCGGGTCGGCCAAGACATCCACAACGAGCAATGCAGCATTCACCACGTCGACGGCCGAACAAAGCCGCACGCTCACTGGTACGTGCTTCCGCTGTGCGCCGGCCACCACCAGCATGGCTATGGTGCCGAGGGCTTCCCTGGCTATGCAGTGCATGGCCAGAAAGTGCAATTTGAAGAGTCATACGGCAAGCAATCTGAGCTGGTGAACTTCTGCGCCAAATTCGTGGCTGAGTCGGGGCACGATGTGCCGGCGGCGTTCCTTGCATGGCTGGATGGACCGGAGATCGAGGCTTGATTCCCCTCATATTCGCGGCGCCGAAGCAGAGGAAAAGCGCCCGCGCGAAGCCTGTCGATCGGGAAGGGCGGGAGCAGGCCGCGCTGATGGAAGAAATTGCACTGCGGTACCCCGAAGTCGCCGAACTGATCTATCACGTCCCGAACGGTGGGCACCGTCACAAGTTGGTCGCCATCAAGCTGAAAGCGCAAGGCGTGCGCGCGGGTGTCTTGGATCTGGTCTTGCCGATGGCCCGCGGTGGGTACTTTGGTTTCTACATGGAATTCAAGGCCTCTCCGCCATATGACGCTGCGGTTTCGTCCAGCCAGTCTGCCGAGATCAAGAAGCTTACAGAACAGGGATACCTGGCAATTGTGTGCCGCGGCCATTTTGACGCCATGGAGCACCTGCGCGCTTATCTCCGCCTTCCTCCCACCAAGGTGGCCGCATGACTGCCCAGATGAAAACCCTGACCGTCATTCTGTCTGACGCCGAGATCCGCAGGAACGCCGAGTTGCAGCATGTTCGTGACCTTCGTGATGCGCGGCATCCGTCCCTTCATTTCCGTTACAAGAAAGATCGCACGCGCGGTTCCTGGTATCTGGTGGTGCGCAGCGGCTGGAAGAAGATCGCCAGCTACCCTGACCTCAATACCAAGGGCCTGCTGACCGCATTGCCGGCCGTTCGGATCCGGCTTGCCGAAGACCCTGCGGCATCCGTCTCGGTTGGCACATGGAAGACCGTCGGTGAGTTGCTGGACTGGTTTTCTGATCGCATGAGCCGCGATCGCAGTCTCTCGGCAAAGCGCAAGGGAACGGCGAAAGCCGCAATAAAATGCCACCTGCGGCCAAAGCTGGGCGACCTGCTGCTGACCGAGGTAACCCGGGCGAATCTCGACACGCTGTTGATGTGGCCCCTACAGGAGCAGCGGTCACTCGCCTATGTCCGGCTGATGTTCGGTTTGTTGATTGTCGGCTTCCGCCAGGCCGCCAAGCTGGACATGATCGAAACCAACCCCATGGCCGCTTTCCGCTTTGTCGACTTCACCAAGGCCCGCATCAAAACAAAGCCCGCCCGGCTGCGTGGTGTGCAGGTTGAGCAGGTACTCGGCGAACTGTCGTCAGGGTTCGATGATGAGCCAGCCGACTGCATGTTGGCGTTGATGATGCTGTGCCACGGCACCAGGGTAGGGGAGACGCGCCAGGCGCGCTGGTCCCACATCAGCCTGACCGATCGGCAGTGGTTCATCCCGGCTGAAAACACCAAGACCCGATGCGAACACACGCTGCCGCTGACCGATCAGGCGTGTGCGCTGCTGCGTCGCTACAAGGACGCCCAGGCGCTTCGGCGGTATGAGGGCGCTTATCTGTTCCCTGCACGTAATGGCAAACCAATCAGCGAGACGCAAGGCTGCGCAGTGTTCACCCGTTTGGGCAAGGGCGAATGGACCAGCCACGACCTGCGCAAGGTGGCCCGTACTGGGTGGATGGATCTAGGCGTCGACTACCTGGTTGGCGAGATGCTGGTCAATCACACCATGACCCGAAACGTGAAGACGTACATCCACACGGCCGCTGAAGCACTCAAGCGAGAGGCACTGGAGACGTGGCACGAGTGGCTAGATGGGCGTGGATTCGCCGTTATTCACCGTGCTGCCGAGGCTAGATTTGAAAACTCCCACAATGCCACCAAAGCCAGTACAGCTGTGGCTTCCAGCGACATTAAGAATCCGTGAAAGGTGAGGTTTAAAAACGTGAAAAAGAGTCACGGCCCCGCCTTTGACCGCAAGCAGATCCCGCTCCAGCAGTGCCACATCTGCCATGGCCGAGCAGTTACCAGGGGCCTCTTTCACGAGATGGCTTGCGAGCAGTGCAATGGATCTGGCTGGGTTGATCAGATGGGTTGTGCGCTGCCGCTGGAAGACCTGGTGGTTCAGCTCAGCTTCAAGTTGCAGGAAGCGCAGCGGCAGATGAATGAAGTGAAGCGCACAGCAGCAACATCTGGCCCGGGCGCGCAGTACCAACAGAACAATCGCCGCGGCGCCGGCGGATCGAACTTCACCGGGGATTGAGGGCAGGGCAATGATCCAGGAGTCGCAAACGAATATGCCGTTTCAGTTCTCACTCGACTTTACGGCTGTGGTCGTACGGATCCCGCGCCGCCCAATACGCAGCACTGTCTGCGCCGGCGCCACGCTGGTGACGTTGGACGGGATCACCCTGACGGCGGTGGAGTGGGCAGAGAGGAGGGGATTGAAGTGGCAGACGGTGAAGATGAGGAGGTTACGCGGAGACAACTGGTCTGATGCGCTGGCCTCGGAATTGAGGCGCAGCACATTTATGTCAGGCTGGAAGATGCACGGTTAACGCCAGACGTGAAGCACCTTGTCGCCATCACCCTCGACGGCGGCCCGACGCTTAAGTTCGCCGAGCAATGACTCGAAACGCTCGATGCCTTCGGTGGTGAGCGCGCCCCCAATGATCGCCGTCTCGGCCTTGCCCGATAGCGATATCACCAGCAGAGCGTCGGAAGGGTTCTCGTCCATCGCATCGGCTGCCAGCCCCATCACTTCAGTGATCGCCATGAAAGCGGAATCGCGCACCGAGCCGAGATGTTTCGTTTTGTTGGTCATGCATTTGCCCCTTTTTGGTTGAGCCTCCAGTCCATGTGACTGAGCGTACTGGCGCAAGGCTTGTAAGGGCCATTCAGTCACATAGCCTCGGTGACATGAAGCTAATCAGCCTCACACGTATTCCGGGAGCTCCAAACATGGCTGAACCGAGCACAGGCGGCCTCGCAGTATCTGGCGTTCTTGCCAGTGTCGGCCTGGGTGCAGCATTCCCCGCTATCGACCTATCTGCGCTTGTCGGGGCTTTTGGTGGGGCTTTTCTGTTTGTGATTGCAGCCGAGACGATGCCTACCTGGCGCCGTATCGGTTATTTATTCGCCGGTTGGATCGGCGGTTATTTCGGTGCCGCCGAACTGCTTGGCCTGGCTTGGACCAAGACGGCAGGATTCAGCGGCTTTGTCTGCGGCGCGATCTGCGTGGCGGTTGCAACCGGGATTTTGGAGTGGATGCGTACGGGTGAAATGCCCCGCTGGCTTCAATGGTGCTTCCGCCGTTTCGCCGGAAAAGGAGAGACATAGATGGCTGCCATCATCCAGGCGGTGTTTTGCGCCGCCATCTTTACCATCGTTGGGCTGCACTACCGCCCATTCCCGGATTCCCGATACAAGCTCTCGGTCTCACTGATGGCTTGGGCCGCCTGTGTGCTCACCGGGATGCAGTTCATGAGTCTCGTAGGCCGAATGATCATTCATGACGATTTCGCTGATGCCTCGTGGTTCAACACAGCGTTTTATGGGCTTTTTCTTGCGCTCGTTTTCCGTGCCAACGGGAATATCGCCAGACTACTGAGGGCTGATCGATGAATATCAGTAAAAACGGTATCGCCAGCATCATCGGGCGTGAAGGGGAAAAGCTTAAGGCGTACCTCGACTCGGTGGGCATTCCAACGATCGGCGTCGGACACACAGGTCCGGAGGTGCAGTTGGGCGTCACCATTACAAAAGATCAGTCTGCCCAGTTGCTCGCCGATGACCTGAAGCGGTTCGAGGCCGCTGTTAACACTGGCGTCAAAGTCCCCCTCAGCCAAGACCAGTTCGATGCTTTGGTCAGCTTCTCCTTCAACGTGGGGGTTGCGGCATTTAAAGGCTCAACCTTGCTGAAACTACTTAATTCCGGTGATTACGAAGGTGCGGCGGCTCAGTTCATGGTCTGGACAAAGCAAAAGGAACTGACCAGTCGCCGCCAAAGCGAGATGGACCAATTCAGGGGCAAACGATGATCAAGGTTCTCGGCATCACCCTGGCTCTCGCCGTGGTCGCAGCGCTGGGACTCTGGTGGAGAAATGACAACCTGTCGTCGAGCCTTGCGGCTTCGGAACTGAGTGTGACGCAACTGACGGCCGCCGCAGAGTCGCGCAAGAAAACCCAAAAATTACTCCTCGATCTCGATACCAAACACACGAAGGAGCAGACCGATGCCGACGCCAAGAATCTACCGATGCTTACTACTGTTGCTGCTGGCACTCAGCGGGTGTTCGTTAAAGCCAGTTGTCCCACAGTGCGAACCACCCCAACCGCCACCAGCAAGCCTGATGCAGAAAGTCGAGCCGAACTTGACCCAACGACTGCAGAACGAATTCTCCATACCGGCGTCGACGGCGATAACGCCATCCGCCAATTGACCACGCTGCAAGAGTACGTCAGCACTGTCTGTTTGGGCGGCGCGCCCCATGACTGAACGAAAGGCCCCCGACTGGCCCGCGATCGAAGCTGAGTTCCGAGTCGGACAACTCTCTAACCGGATGATCGCTGAAAAGCACTCGGTCAGCGAGAGCATGATCCGCAAGAAGGCAAAGGCTGGTGATTGGAAAAAAGACCTCAGCGATAAGGTTCGTCGTGAGGTACGCACGCAGCTGGTGCGCAGTGAGGTGCGCACTTCCAACGCGAGCGAGCGAGAAATCGTCGAACAGGCCGGTATTACTGGCGCTCAGGTGGTGCGCACGCATCGCAAGGACGTGCGTCAGGCCTCCGAGCTCGTGGCACTCTTGATGGGGCAGTTGACGCTCGCCGCTGACCAGCGCGTGGACCTCGAAGCGACCATAGAGTTGATGTGTAAGGATGACGAAACGAACCATCGAGTTGCGCGCCTGATGAAGGCCGTCAGCCTTCCTGTTCATGCCGGGACGATTCGCGACCTTTCCACCGCGTTAAAGAACCTGGTCACGATCGAACGACAGGCTCACAACCTGGATGAGATCGGCACTGAAGAAACGTATGAGGAGCGGCTGGCTCGATTGATGGGTGCAAAGGAATGAAGGACAGCGAGAAGGTGATCTCTGAGTTCACTGGTATCAGCCGGCCAGAGTTGCGCGCCATTGCGGAGCAGGTGAAGGCGAACCACGCGAGGCTCGACGAGTGCCCATGGCATGAGTTCATCGTCAAGCCGGGTGAAGAGGGCAAAGTTATGGGCAAGCGCTACGTATGCACGGTCTGTGGTGGCGAGGTCGATAGTCATGCTTACTACTGGCATCAGGATGGGCGTCGCGCTCGGCCATGAAGAAGAACTGGAGCGTCACGACGCCCGGTCACAAACCATTCCCGATGATCATGCTGGAAGAAGCGATGGACCACGAGCATGCGTTAGCTTTTGCGCGCAGTATTTGCCCATTGGCTACGATTGAGTGAGGCGACTGATATGCAGAATTCGACAGCGATACAGGTTAGGGATCGTTCACCCTCATCGCCTGAGCAATGCGACCGAATGCTTCGTGAGTACCGTGCTCGCATACAACCTTGGATTGATCTGAAGCTGTCTGTTACGAGCTTAGTTATGCCTACGATCGTGATAGAAGCTCAGAATAGAAAGTTCATCTCGACGAGCTATGATCCTGACACCCAGAAGCTGCTCGATGCGTATGACGTAGAGATTCAGAAGATTACCGATGAATTCAATAGAGCAGCGCAGCCACCCCGCTAGCGAGTACAAGGCGCACGGATAGAGAGCCCGGCCGAATTGCCAGGCTTTTTATTGGTTGCGATTCAAGCTGCCTCAACCGACACCGCTAAGCGCTTGCCGAGCGCACCCAACGCTGCTTCAACCTGCTCCATCTTCGAGGTGTGCAGGAAGTCTACCAATCGATCACCCTGGGCCTGGTGGACGCCCAACAACCGGCAGAGATCAGCTTTACGCATACCGCGTTCGATCATGGCGTTCCACAGCGCAATCTTTGCCACGGTAAGCAATGGCAATCGGATAACGTGCTCGCCGGCTTCAGGTGCCGACGCAGTGGGAATAGCCCGACGCTGATCGACGTAGATCGACAGTGTGGATTCGATGGCGTCAACAGCCTCAGCCAAGGCGTGAGCCTCGTCGTCGCCATAGCTATTCAGCTCTGGCAGATCCCGGCAGAAAACGGCCAGACCCGGAGCGGTGTCTTTTTCGAAGCGGATTGCAAAGTCGTACATGGTCACTCCTTGGAGGTGATGGTTCAGCATTCAGATGTGGGTGAAGGGGCTCTCAGAGCCCCAGTTGTTTAATGATCGCCTTGCGGGTCGGTTCTGGCATTTCCTTGCTACCGTGATCCGCGAAGGTGCTCGTGTTGCCGTTTGGGGCGGTGACTTTGAAGTGGCTTCCCTTGCCTGCTTCGAAGGTCACCCCTCTGGCCTTCAACCATCGTCTGAACTCGCTGAACTTCATCACCTCGCCTCGTTGTTTGTATGAGTCCATTCTACTACACATCTGTAGTAATACAACAGATGTGTAGTATTTATTTGAGAGGTTTTGTTTCGGTCATCTGCTTGCGCTTCAGTCTCAGTCACAGAGGCTGGCGACTCCTACTGATAGACCCATCACTGTCCCTTGGAGCGCCATCAATGAAACGAACGAGCCTTTTCACCCTGGTTGTATCGCTGCTGTTCTCCTGCGGTTTTGTGAGTGCTGCGCCCGAGCTGCATCGATACGCCTATGTAACTGCTGGCTATGATTGCAGTGCGCTGCATTCGGTCGCGCACATCATGGCAACCCGCGAGCAGGCGTTGCTGCAGTGGCAGCATGAGGTCGATCGGGGATCAGTCGTATCTCGCGCCGACATGCATGCATCCGGTGCTGGCTTCGTGTTCACGGCGATCAAGGCTCAGCCCCTGACTGTCGAAACCGAACTCAACACCTGAACCGCTGGTAGTAATTGAAAAAGCCCGGGCGATGACTCGGGCTTTTTTACGCCTGTTGCCGCGCCGATTCAGTCACATAGGCTCGGCCCCGTCATTTCGATAATCGAGATAGGGGCACTACCGATGGGCGATGCAGCGATTGAGCAAGAGATCCAGGACAAGGGCCTGACCGCACCACGGATAACACCTGGTGATGTTGAGCGAAACATCCGAAGCGAGTTCTATTTCACAGCTGGTGAAGGTGTTCTTGGTCAAAGTCAGATGGGCACCAAGCCCGCAGGCAATGCCGACAGCCTCAATCGGCTGACGTTCTGCGTTCTGGTACTGGCGAATGGGTTCACCGTTACCGGTGAAAGTGCATGCGTCAGCGCTACGAATTACGACGCCGAGATTGGCAAGAAGGTGGCTCGCCAAAACGCTATTACCAAGATCTGGCCTTTGATGGGTTACGAGCTGACGCAGCGGCTCTCCGATAAGGCGATCGCCTAACCCATGTCAGCCGACGCCATGCTGTCGAAGCTCATCTCTGACGATGAGCTTTACTGCGCACGCAATCTGAAGATCCGGACGAAGGATGGCGAGATATTGCCCTTCGTTTGGAACGATGCTCAGCGCATTCTGCATAGCAAGATTGAACAGCAGAAGGCCGAGAAGGGCTGGGTGCGGGTCATCGTGCTCAAAGGGCGCCAGCAGGGCATCAGCACCTATGTTGCGGCTCGGTTCTACAAGCGGACGTGCATGGGCTTCGGCAAGCGGACCATGATCCTGACGCACTTGGACGCTGCTACCCAAAACCTCTTCGGCATGGCCAAGACCTTCTTTGAGCTCAGCGACGACACATTGCGCCCAGCGATCAAGGCGAACTCCGGCACTGAACTGTCATTTGCGAAGTTGCGTAGCGGCTACAAGGTCGCCACAGCGGGAAGCCCTGGCGCAGGCCGTTCGGACACCATCCAATATTTGCATGCCTCGGAAATGGCATTTTGGGCCAACGCTCAAAAGATCATGGCCGGCCTTGGGCAGACTGTCCCGCTGATTGAAGGCAGCGAAGCGGCTATTGAGTCCACCGCCAACGGAATGGGCAATCTATTCCATCAGTTCTGGATTCTGGCTGTAGCGGGTGAGTCTGATTACTTGGCTGTTTTCATTCCGTGGTTCGTGGAGAGTGGTTATCGCAGGTCGGTGCCGAAAGGCTTCGAGATGAGCGACGACGAATACGAATACATGGAGGCGTACGACCTTGACGAAGAGCAGATGGCTTGGCGTCAGGCGAAGACAAAAACCGACTTCGCGGGCGACTACAACTGGTTCAACCAGGAGTATCCAGCGACCCCCGATCTGGCGTTCCAGCGCGTCGGCCATAAACCGCTGATCAACACCGTCAAGGTCTCACTCGCTCGCAAGAAGAACATCGCGCATATGCAGCGCATCGGTGCCCACGTTGTCGGCCTCGATCCAGGCCGCGGTGGTGACCCTTCATCCTTCATTCATCGCCAGGGGCGAGTGGCTTGGGGGCTTGAGCGCAACAGAACCGCCGACACGATGGCTGTTGCCGGCCAGGCCGCACGCATGCTCAGGGACGATAAGACCATCAGGATGATGTTCATCGATATCGGCGGCCTCGGAGCTGGGGTATATGACCGATTGGTGGAGCTTGGCTTTGGTGATCGTGTCACCGCCGTGAACTTCGGCGGCGGAGCCACTGATGATCGGAAGTACTTCAACAAGCGGTGCGAGATGTGGGGTGAGATGGCCGAGTGGATTCACGACCCCATTACTCCCTGCATCCCAGACGACGATCAACTACACGGCGACCTGACCTCCGTTCCGGGCGACAAATTCAGCAGCAATGGCCAGCTCAAGCTCCCCGAGAAAAAAGTGATCAAGAAAGAGCTTGGCCGCTCCCCCGACGATGGCGACGCTCTGGCTCTGACATTTGCTGAGCCGGTATCTGCTGACGATCAATTCACCGAAGACTGGAAGGCCAAATTAATGCGCCGAAACTCCCGTAAATCTGCGATGGCGTCCTGATATGTCTGATCCTAAAGCGGCAGAGAACTGGGCGCGGTACGTGTATGGCACCAATCACGGCCACAGCGATTACATCGAGCAAGCGCGCCTATGCGAAGACTTCTACCTGGGCGGTGGTTGCCAATGGACCATGGATGACAGGCAAGCGCTTGAACAGGCCGGCCGGCCAGCACTTGAGTTCAACCAGATCAAGAACAAGATCAATTCGGCCATCGGCTATCAGATCGGTAATCGAATGGACATTGGCTTTCGTCCTCGTTCTGGTGCGGCTGATCAGGAGACGGCGAGCACTCTGTCAAAGCTGGCCATGCAGATCGCTGATAACAACCAACTGCACTTCAAGGAGACACAGGTCTTCAGTGACGGCGTGATCCAGCAGCGTGGTTACTTCGACATTCGCATGAGTTATGCCGACACCATGCTTGGCGAGATGAAGATCGACATCCTGGACCCGATGGATGTGATCCCTGATCCGGACTCCAACAGTTATGACCCTGATGATTGGGCGGATGTGATCATCAATCGGATGCTTACCAACATCGAAATCGAGGTCTTTTACGGGACAGAATCCCAAAAGGCTATGAATGAGGACGAAATATCGGGCGATGTGTTCTCGGCTGAAGCGACCGACATCGAGCGCCGGACATTTGGCAATGATGAAGGATTGTTGAGTGATTACTCTGAAGTAGATAGACGCGATGACGGCAAGCGCTACCGGGTCATCGACCGTCAGTTCTGGCAGATGACCAGGGCCGAAGTAATCATCACATCGACCGGCGACATACGAGTGATCGAGGGCATGAAGCCCGAAGCTGTCGATGAGATGGTCAAGGCCGGTGGCATCCGGCAGAAACGTCGAGTCAAACGGGTGCGCTGGCTGATCACGACCAAGGACACCGTCCTGCATGATGACTGGTCGCCGTTCAACCATTTCACCGTCGTGCCTTACTTCCCGACGTTCCGCCGAGGACACACGCGCGGCCTGGTAGATGATGCGATCGGCCCGCAACAGCTGCTCAACAAGTCCATGAGCCAGTTCCTGCACATCATCAACACCACGGCCAATAGCGGATGGATCACCACCGCGGGCTCGATAGTGAATATGCGGGATGATGAGCTGGCCAATCGCGGCGCCGAAACCGGCCTGCACATTGTCGTCAAAAAAGATACGAAGACCGATGACCGACCGCAAAAGATTCCGCCCAACTCGGTACCAACAGGTTTTGACCGGATCATTGATCGCGCCACTGCGTTGCTGGAATCAGCCACTGGCGTGAATGAAGCCATGTCTGGCAACAAGAGCAACGAAGTGTCGGGAATTGCCATCCAGACACGCCAGTTCGCCGCACAGCAGCAATTGGCTGTTCCCCTGGATAACCTTGGTCGCACCCGATCAATGCTTGCCACCCGCATGCTGGAGTTGATCCAGGCCTTCTATGATCAGCCACGCATCATCCGTATAACTGACGTCGACGGGCAGGGCAAGGAAAACACCGAAGAGATTCCGCTCAACTTTCCCCAGGCAGATGCACGCATCCTCAATGACCTGACTATCGGCGAATACGACGTGATCGTCACTGAGGCGCCGTCGCAGATTACCTTCGAGAACAGCCAGTTCCTGCAGGCCATCGAATTGAACGAGAAGGGCGCCAACATCCCGTGGCCTTTCATCATTCGTTACTCGAACCTGGCCAACAAGCAAGAGATCGTCGACGCAATGGAGCAGCAGCCCGCTGCGCCGGTTGATCCGACGCTTCAGGCCAAGGCTGATTTGCTCGCAGCCCAAGGGCAGAAGGCCCAGGCCGACGTCGCTAAATCTCAGGTTCAACTCGATCTGCTCAAGGCACAGACCGACGACACCCGGGCGGATACGGTCGCGAAGTCCGTCACGGCTCAGTTCAGCGCAATCCAGACCGCCGCCACCATCGCCGCCACTCCAGCCACCTCAAGCCTGGCCGACGCCTTGCTGCTGTCGGCTGGCTACGTCGACCACAACGCCGCGCCGATCGTGCCTGAGTACGCCGGTACGGTCCTCGCAACACCTGATA